AATTTAGCTATATCTAATAACAACAAAAAAGCCACTCCGAAGAGTGGCTTAACGTCCTGATTTAACAGGAAAAATTTGGTGGCCCCTCCCAGACTTGAACTGGGGACCAAACGATTATGAGTCCCTATAGGAACAACGAAAAATCAATAGTTTACGTTTTAAAACATTGACATAGCTTGCCACAGTTTACCAGAAAATCACCATTATTAGCCAGCTACACCGCCATTTTATCGCCATTTCATTTCTTTACTGTATGAGGTATTGCTTCGATGAGGCTATAGCTTTACATTTAAGTTAAGCCGTGAGTATACCCGCACTGGCTTGTTTGAAAGTGGCAAGGTGGCTTCCTCATATCCTTTAGATCCCTAAGGAATGGATATGAAAAAGAAGCTTAATAGAAAACATAAAACCTACGCAAAAAGCGTCCAAGTATCTCGTCATAGTAGAACTATTGAAAAAAGTAAAAAATCATGTAAGGCATTGAAATTAATTCAATTTACTTCATATGCTCTTTCAATTTATAGATCTATGCGGGACTTAGGTTGGTTTAAACACCTTCCAGCGCTTGTGGAGAAAATAGGCGTAGCTTTGAACTATATCATCATCGGTTTTTTAACGATTTTTAGATAAAGGAGGGTTTATGAGAAATTCATACCTATCTTCTACGATTTCTGAATCATAAAAACCACTTAAAACGGAGGAATCCCCTCCATTTTAGCGTCCATCGAAGAGGAGTAGCTCTTTGAGAACGTTAGGGTAAATGTAACGAGGAAAGGCATTGAAACAAGTACTAGTCACAAAGCGAAATGGTAATCGGGAAGTGATCAGCCTTGATCGAATCCGTGAGGTGTTATCGCATGCGGCTGATGCTTCATATTTTGATGCTAACGAAGACGATGTCAGAAAAAGTAGTTATCTAGATTACGCGATGAGCGTGATTATTGGTCGAGCTTTTAGCAGTATAAAAATAAACGTTCGAAAGATTGAGATCGAGAAACTAAACTTTACTCTATCTCTTGCTTATCGGGAGTTTGTTAGAATTTTCGTCTTTGCGACAAAAAATGCACCTCAAAACTTCTCGATTTGTGATGCATTGTTTCCCGTTACTACAGTCCAGCTACTCAAAGCTTCGAGAAAGTTAGCCCGCTCTCCTCCTGAGAGAATCATAAATTGACTGTTAAGATGCGATTTTTATAAAGTTAATTCAGTCTTAAATAAAAATTTTACAGAAATGGTGTTTGACCCAGTTTATTTTAGAGTGTAATTAAAGTCTCGGTCTATGATTTATTATGTCTTCCCATGCCTTTGCGTTGGTTTTATTTAAATTTACCTCAATGTAGTTATTATGAATATTATCTAAAAGTTTTCTAAAAGTAGCATTCATACTAATTACATGTTTCTCAATTTCAGTCCATGCTTCATCCGCCTTAGTGCCTTCAAATTTATTATATCTTCTACTCTTCTTAAATATTTGATTCAAGCTACCATCAATATTTTCATAATATGGAAATCCAATGTCTAATATTCTTGACCAGTTAAATTGAAATTCCTTAAGTAGATTAGCTATTTTTTCGTCATAAATATGAAAGGAATTATCGTTCATATAAGCGCATAATGAAATCCAACATATTCCAGCATCGTATATCATGACATTTGGCAATTGATTAAGAAAACACTCTATTGTACCAGTATGAATATAACTCATGATTTTATTGATGCTTTCCAGATCTTTTTCATGTTTTATTTTCTCTGGAGTAACACCTCTTAATTCTTGTGGAGTTTTAGGGTTGTGCTCTATAATTGTAGTTATGGCGGTATATAATAATTCCGTAAGCTTATCTTTTTCGTTATCAGAGTTAAAAGTTGAGACCCTCTGCTTGTTTATATCAAAAGGTAAGTCCTCGGGTTTAAATTTGTAAAAATCATTAGATAGTGCAATAATCCTATTCCATCCTAATTCTGACACAGCATACCCTAACTCAAACATAACATTTGGATTAGGATAGGATTTTTTTATATCAAGTCCTTCTATTATTGTAATATCACTAACGACAATTTGTGATAGGGCTATTTTACTTTGTATTGTTGTAGTTATGTCTGGACTTCCTGGTACGTTTCTCGTTGCCTCATCTAACAGTATTTCTATCTCTTGTTGACGGTTTTCTATCCTAGTTTTTGCTTTTTCTAGTGCGCTTCTAATAAAATTAGTGTTGGATTGCTTGTTCAAAGTACTCTGCCAACTAAAAAATACTCTTATAGTCTTTTTTTGAGAATTCATGTTTACATTCAATTTTAATGGATTAAGTTTCTGTACGTAATTAAAGTAGTCAGACACGAAAGTGTATATCGTATCATCATTATCATGTCGGTACGCCTAAGCATACCCAGCAAAACCAAAATATTTTTTATCTTATGGAACAATTAAATTTAACACCATACTTTATCATTGTTAGCTAACTACACTACCACTTACAGCCAGTGGGTTAAGTTTAACAGCATCCTCTAAATGATCCGGAGCAAAGTGGGAATATCTCATAGTCATTTTAATATCAGTGTGACCAAGGACGCGCTGTAATACTAAAATGTTGCCGCCATTCATCATAAAATGACTAGCAAAGGTATGCCGTAGAACGTGGGTAAGTTGCCCTGCGGGTAATTCAATCTCTGTTCTCTCAATTGCAGATCGGAACGCGCCATAGCAATCACTAAACAACCGACCGCTTTTATCCATGAGAATAGAATCATAAATATCTTTACTAATGGGGACAGTACGATTTTTTCTACCTTTAGTATTCGTATATGTGATTTTATATTTTGATAGCTGGCTTTTCTTTAAGCTCTCGGCCTCAGACCAGCGGGCACCTGTTGTAAGGCAAATCTTAACCACAGATACTAAATCAGGATGGCCATGTCGTTTGCATTCTTCGAGTAATAGAGAAATCTGGTCGTGGGTTAACCATGCCATTTCCATTTCCTCGGTACGGAAAGGACGCATATTTTTTAAAGGGTTCTCTCCCTTCCATTCACCAAGGCGATTTAACTCGTTAAAAACTGCACGAAAGTATGCTAATTCAAGATTGAGAGTTCGTGGGGAAACTTCTTTAACACGATTGGATCTAGCATGATCACCCTTGAGTCGCTTTTCCCTATAGCGTGAAAACATCTGTGCATCAAAATCACGAGCCAGAGGCTCTCCCATACACTCAAATGCATGATGCATCGCTGACAGGCGTTTAATACCATCCCTCAATGTTATTCCGTGGGCGCTATACCATGCATCGACCAAATTCTTAACCGTTCGCCTATCCTCTCGCTCCTCCTGCCAAGGATTTTGAACGGCATGCTGCTCAAAAGATAAGGCTTCGCCCTTAGTCGCAAATTTTTTTCTTATGCGCTTCCCTTTAGCCCCGTTCGGATAGATTTCGCAAATCCAGCCACCGGATGCATTTTTACGAACAGCCATCAATTAACCTCGCTGTACACACCCACTACGCGACCAATAGTTTTTATTTGTTCAATTCCACATTCGAAAGGTATTTTACCGCCTGCTACATGTACCTTCTTGCCGGGTAGTAACGTCAATTCCCTGATACTGGCGGCCCCTTCAATATCAACCAACCAGAGGCCATCGGAGAGCGAGGACTCTTGTTCTATGAAGTGCAGCTTTCCATCAGAACGAACTGCGATACCATTTGTTATCTGCTTACCAAAAAAATCGGCACCAATACTCAATTGTGTATTTTCCTCTAATCTTCCATCACTAAGTGTGAATGATGCTAAAGTTTTGGGATCCGTTGGAGATGGTTTACCTGCGTATTGAGGGCCTTGCCCTGTAATAAGCCACAGTAGGCTTGCTCCAGTTTCTAAAGCGCATTGCACGGCGAAATCATAAGAGATGGTTCCTCGCGTATAGCGGTTTTGTAGGGAGCTGGCGGCAATATCGAAGTGTCGAGCTAACTGGATTTTTTGAGTAAACCCATAAGACTGACAAACCCTATCTAGCAATTTCTCGCTATTCACTTGAGTATCAAGTATCAAAATATATTCCTTTGGGTATTTACTAATACACTAAAGAGTATTAGCATGATTACTAATTCGGGCAATCAGTGGCAAAAGTTGGCAAACAGAGGCCATTGATTGCAAACATATATTAAATGGGAATCATGCAGCATGGCTACAGAAATCGCAATCATCAAAGTACCTGCACCTGTTGTCACCCTTCAGCAATTTGCAGCGCTTGAAGGTGTATCTGTTCGCACAGCATATCGCTGGACAACTGGTGATAACCCTTGCGTACCAATCGAACCACGTAAGATCCGAAAAGGATGCAAAAAAGCAGGTGGCCCGATTCGCATCTACTATGCCCGCTGGAAAGAAGATCAGTTACGTAAAGCTTTGGGACACTCACGTTTCCAACTCGTTATCGGTGCTTAATTCACTATATGTGAATATTGAAGGTGAAACATGTTTGATTTCAAGGTTTCCATACATAAGCACTTTGATGACGCCTGTTCCGAGTTCGCCAAGAGGCACAATCTTGAGCAACTTGCAAAACAAGCCGGAATGCAACCGCAAACCCTGCGCAACAAGTTAAACCCAGAGCAAGTGCACCAGTTAACAGTGAGAGAACTACTCACGCTTACCGACTTAACCGAGGACTCGGCTTTAGTCGATGGCGCACTAGCTCAATTAAATTGCCTTCCTTGCGTCCCAGTGAACGAAGTGGCTGACGATAAATTTCCCACTTATGTGCTCAAGGCAACGGCAGAAGTTGGAATGTTAGCCGCCAATGCCGCAAACCAAGGCGCAATCTGTAACGCAACACGCCGTAATGTGATGAATAGCGTAAACATGGGGATTCGTTGCTTAACACTGGCTGCGATTGCTGTGCAATCACGGATTCACTCAAGCCCTACGTTAAGCACGACAGTAGACGCGATCAGCGGTATTGGCGCATCAATCGGAATGAGCTGAGGTAAGCATGATTTCATTCGCAGCAAGGCTAAAGAAACAAAGCCCATCTATGTCTTATGGACACGGTTGGATTATCGGTGCAGACGGAAAGCTTTTTCACCCTAGCCGATCTCAAGCTGACTTATTAAAAGCATTAACAACACGCAAAAAGGTGAACACATGGCAATCGAAGGTGCAAACACTGTGCAACTTAGTGCTGGCCAACGTGTCTCGGCACTAAACCACCTAGCCGCTATTCGCGGGCAGTTTTGGGGGGATAGCTGGAAAGAGGTCGAGCGGTTTATTGATGATATGCGCGACCCGCGTGATTCAAATAACGAGGAGAATATTCGCACCCTGTCAGCAATATTTTATTTAGCAAAGATACCCACAAATAAGCACCACTTATCGCTGAGTGAATTGACGACTGACGAAAGGACAGCGCTAGTTTCAGCGATGAATCAACTAAAAGCAGTCGTGAGTTTATTCCCCAAGCGAATAGCCTTACCAAACTAA